TAAAGCGTATGGATTAGTGCCTGATATTGTTAATATGCCTCAAGTTGCTGCTCTTTTTTGGGCAGGAGGAGGATTAACTTTTCTTGGACAAATTGCTGTTGGTGTTGGATTAACGTATCTTTCTCATGTTTTAACGCCTAAACCTGAACAACCAAAGCAAGGAACACAACAACGAACAGCAGATATAGCAGGTACAAAAAGATTTGCTCCACAAAGTAGTTTTAATAGCGTTCAAGAATTAGCAAACTTAGGAGAGTTAGTTCCTCTTGTTTTTACAAATAGAACGGGTCATAACCCGAATGGTGGAGTAAGGGTTGCATCACAGATGATGTGGTCGCAACTTGTCAGTTTGGGTCGTTATCAACAATTAAAGTTATATGCTTTATTTTCTTTAGGTGAATTAGATGAGAAACCTGATTTTAAAGGATATGCAATTGGTGATTTATTAATTTCTAATTATCACTCTGATAAAATTTATAAAGTCGGAGGCAATATTCCTTTTTCTAAGGGCTTTTATCATGAATATGGAAGAGTTATAGTTCAATATTTAGACGGTGCAGGAGATACTTTCAAAATTGATAATAAAGACTATTTTTCTGGGACAAGAAACCCTACAACACAATCAACATTTGGCTTAAGTTCACCAATGCCAAATTGTACTTATTTTAATTTGCCTTATGAGTTGGTTCGTTGGGGTGACACTGGAGGCCGAGATAATGACAAAAGACCTGCTTATAGAAGAATGGCTCCCAAAAGAATCAAGATGATGGGTGCTTGGCCTATGAGATGTGGTTTTGCCGATGGTGGAAGTGCTGCGAAAAAAAGAGGTGAGGTTGAATATGAAAAAGGTGATGTTCTTACTTATCAAGTTGTTGGTGGTGATAACAATGATCAAAGTAATGAGGGTAATTTTAACGCTTTCCAAGCACATGGACCGAGAGGAAATTATGGCTCTAATGGTGTAGAAGATGTAGATGCTGTAACAACTTCTGTCCGAGAAGCAACTGATCAGTACATCGCAATAGGCGAGCAATATATGGCTGGAACTGCTTTAGTTACATGCAAGTATGAAGGAGGGCAAGATCAACATTATCCTGGTCAACCTTGGGAAGCACAAAAATCAAAGACAAGGAATTATACATTTGAAGTTACAGAAAAAGGTCATTGTCATATCCTCCCTGAACCAAATTTAGGGACTCATTGCAACAATCCAGTTTGGCAAGACCCGCATTGGAATATCAGAAATAGTAATCCTGATCAGTTTTATTATGGTCAACAATATAATGAGATTTACCCTCCACATTCAAGATATGCTCTGCAAAAAGTAACTGTTGGAACTGTTTCTGATAACAGAAAATGTGATATAACAGAACTAGGTTTAAGGTCTAAAGTATTTAAACAAATACAGACTGCAAATGTAAACAGCAAGCCTTCTGAAGCAACTCTTGTAGATCTTATCGATGGAAATTCATCATTACAATTAGGAACAGTTAGTACATTTACTAAAAGAATTAGTTTCTTTAAATTACAAATAAGAAAGTCTGGGTCTACTGATGATTGGTATTGGTTAAAACCATCTGGTGAATTTCATTCTGGTTTGTTTTGTGTTGTGGGTAACACGCCTGAATTTCAATATAATTATATAAGAGTTGATCATGATTACGATCAATATGAATATAGATTTTTACCTTGGCCTGGTAATGATGTAATCAAGCATATTGAAAACGGAAATAGGATGCTGACGGCTTCTTTGTTAAATGCTAATAGTGCAACAACTCAAGCATCTGTTCAACAATATGTTGCAGGAAATTCTAATGAATATACAGTTAAATTCGCTGGTAGATTGAATTATTTATTGAGTAAAGAATCTTTAAGTAATACAGAGTGGATTGTTGCTAATCCTCAATTACCTTCAAATGAAATTCGTTATTTTTGGACACTTTCAAAAAATAGTTATTCAAGCCCTAATAATATTGAACCAAGAGATTTAGAAAGGACAGAAACACCTCTTTATTCCAAGGTTGTTGATGTAGTTAATACAAATGCTCATGGAACGGGTATGCAAGTGCGATTGAAAATGTGGGGAAAAAATGATCAAACTTATGCAACGTGGTCAATGGAGGGTGAGCCCGGAAGCGGTTATAGAATAGGAGATAAAGTTATTATTCCTGCTGTTGCTGTTACTAAAGACAGTATTAATAAAGGTAGTATGCCTAATCAGGAAGTACCTGTAGATGTCCATGAAGTTCCAGTCGGCAGCGAAAGAGTTAGTGGTTACTCAGATAATTTAAATCCTTATGATGCTGCTGCTGATTTTTGGAAATTTCAACAAGATAAGTCCAGCCATTTAGATGGCCCTGAACATTCAATCGTTTATGTTAATGAGATTGTTAGAACAGAAAATAATGACAGGGCAAGTTATGAAAATCTAGCGTATGCAGGTTTAAGGGTTGATAGTTCAAAAGAGTGGACAAACTTCACTCAATTTTCTGCTTATATCCAACAAGGAATAAGAATCAAAAAACCTAATGGCTGGTCTGGTTCGACAAGTCTATTTCCTGATATTGCTTATGCTTTGTTGACAGATAAAAGGCTAGGAGCTGGAAAAGTTATTTCTGAGAAAGCAGTAAACAAAAACAATTTGGCATTAGCTTCCAAATTTTGTAAGGCTAATGGATATTTTTGGGACGGAATGATCTCAACTAGAGTTAACTTAAGACAGTTTATTTTTGAACAAGGTTTATATTGTTTGCTTGATTTTACAATTATTGGAGGAGAGTTTAGCTTATATCCTGCTGTTCCTTTTAATAGCGATCATACAATTAATCATGGAGGTAAACCTGAAATAAAAGCACTGTTTACTGATGGCAATATTAAAGATTTACAAGTTAGTTTCCTTGCTCCTGAAGACAGACAAACCTTTAAGGCAAATGTTCTTTATCGAGAAGAAAAGTTAAACGGATTTGCTGAAACAAAATCAACAATTATTAGACTTGTAGGATCAGAACATAAAGATGATCCGATTGAAACTTATGACATGTCAGGTTTTTGCACGACTGAGGGTCATGCCTTGGATTTTGCAAAACATATTTTAAGTATTAGAGAATACACAGATCACACTGTTAATTTTAAAACGGCTCCTCATTACATTAATGGAGTTAAGCCTGGTGATTATATAAGAGTATTTTCAACAACAAATCATACAAGTCGATTTAATAATGGAGCGATTCTTGAGGATGGAACGGTTGTAAGTAAAGATACGATTACAGGCTCTAAAGATTTTTATTATTGGAAGCCTTCCGATCAAGAAGTACAAGAAGCTACTGAAAATTTTTCTAACACTTTGTCTTCTGCTTATAGAGGCTCTTTATTTACGATTAAGGAAACTGAGAAGACAGATCAATGTTATAAGGTTGAGAGTATTACGTTTGGAGAAGATGGCTTGATTGATTTAGCAGCTTCTTATGTCAAACTAACTAGCGACGGTAAACTGGCTATATTACAAGGATGGACGGATGGATCTCGTTTTGTTATTGAGGATTAAAAAATGACAACTCTTTACAATTTCCCTGAAATAGCTCCATCAAGTCGAACATTTATACCTGGAAGATTTCCAAGTACTGATTTTGAATCGCTAGACGGAACAAAAACACATATTCGTTATGGTAATAAACGTGTTAATGCCACAATGACTCTTGGCTTTTCTAATCTCTCAGAGTCAGAAGTTTGGGACATTATTGAAAACTACGAAAAAGTAAACAGCGAATGGAACAAGGTTCAGTTTTATCATGGTGGCTTGCAAGGCTATAGCACTAATGACATAAGAAGGGAGATTACAGGCGCTTACACAGGTCTTACTTGGAGGTATTCAGCACCGCCAACTGTTACAAGTACATTCGATGGATTGAGTAATGTTAGCTGTAGTTTTGTTGCTTGCTTGGATGCACCCATATAATAAGAACAACGTTTTAATTTAAGGTTGTGGGTTTTTATTCTGGACGTGATGGAGAACTCTATGTAGGGAGTTCTAAGCAAGCAAAGGTTCAGTCTTGGTCTTTTTCTAGTTCAATGGCTGTTTTAGAAACAACCTCACTAGGAGATACAGATAGAACTTTGAAGGCAGGGGTAAGGAGTTATTCAGGTAGTTGCCGTTTGTTTTATTACGTTGCGGCTCCTGCGGCAGGTGCTAATTCAAACTTGCATGAATTTTTGATTGCTGCAATGAAAACAGGAGGTTCGGCAGGGGATGGTGACAATGATGCTTCTCCTGAAATCGTTTTAACAATGCGAATGACGACAGGCTCTACAGATATTCGAGATATTCAATTCTCTGTCTTTATTACAGGTGTTTCGATGAATAATGCAGTAGGAGAAGTTGCTTCTGCTGATATTAGTTGGGAAGCTAATGGTGCTCCTTATGGGTCTACAGGTTTAATTGATTAATGGGTGTTTACTTTGGACAATCTGGGCAAATTGCTCTGAAAAGGGACACGTTAAGCAGTGGGATTAGAACCAAGCTAGATCCTTATGATGTCAGTGTAGACAGCAAAAGATTTAGTCTTGACCACAGCACTGGTTCGTTGATTACAGGTGATCAAGTTGTAATAGAAACTACTGACGGTTCAAATCTTGAGCTTGTTAATGGACATAGTTATCCAGACGGAAAATGGTTTATTAATATTGACCCTGTTGGTGGTATTCGTTTATATAACACTTTCGCGGATGCAATAGAAGGATTAACTACAACAGCTTTAACGCTTGTTGCTCCAAGTGCTGCTAAAGATGTTGTTCTAACAACGAAGAATGACAATTTCAGGCATATAGCAAAAATTAGAGATTTTGAGATGACAACGAGTAGAGAGCAAGTTGATTTAACGAATCTTGGAGATGAATTTAAAAATCAATATGAAGCGGGGTTAATCAGTGGTCAAGGCTCCATGAATTGTATTTGGGAACATGCTTATAGTTCAGAGGACCGTGCAAATAATTATGGCGTTGATCCAGAATTTCCTTTTTATCTTGCTCAATTAATTGTTAGAACTCAACAAGGCTCGGACTTTGATGGGGTGTTCTATCTATATAGAGATTCTAATAACGCTAAAAATAATGTTTTTTATGAAGCTAATTGTATTATTACAAACGTTGCTGTAACTGTTGCTGCTGCTGAAGTTGTCGAGACAAGAATTGAATTTGTAACGAATGGCGTGGTTGGTTTAAAGATTGGTGATGCTCCTGGTGTCCTATTACAAGAAGACACAGATCGGATTCTTCAGGAAGATGATAGTCGCATAATGCTCGAACAGGTTTAAACTATTTGCAAAGGTGTTTCGTTAACTTGTAAATGGCTGATTTAAAGATAACTGCG